GATTTGGACAAGGTCACGAATATAATATTGCCAGCATGAATGTAGCATCACGTAAAGCTAAAGATGCTGAACTTGATGCATACACAAACAATGTAAACCAAATTAATCGTGATTATGATGATCCGGCTGAGGCTCAAAAGCGATATGAATTGCTAGAGCAGGCAAAAGCTACGCATATCGCAAAAATGAAGGCTCTAGATGTTGATTATCACGACAATGCTCGCAAATTAATTGATGATCAGCATAACGCCACCTTAAGCATGTATGGCGCTTTGTTATCCCAAAGTTCTTCGGTTTGGGGTGAAATGACCCAAATGATTAAAGAGAGAGCTGGCGAGCAATCTGCTACATATAAAGCAATGTTCTTGATGCAACAAATGTTTGCAGCAGCATCAGCTTTAGTATCTACCCATTTGGCAGCAGCGCAAGTTTTGGCAGATCCAAGTGCCCTAACACTTGCGCAAAAGACGGCATATTCAGAGATGGTCTTAGGTCTAGGTTATGCAAATGTTGGACTAATTGCAGCTCAAACCATTACTGGTATGGCGCATGATGGTATTGCCTCAATTCCAGAGGAAGGCACATGGCTCCTAAATAAAGGTGAACGTGTACTTAACCCTCAAGATAACCAAGCTTTCACAAATTTCATTAATGAGAGCGGTTCAAGAAACCCGACCGTCAACGTCTATACATTGCCGGGGCAGACAGCAACAGCAACGCAAAATGATGATGGCTCGTTAGATATCCGCATTCAGCAAATTGCAGAGCAAACTGTGTCTAACCAATTGGCTAACCCTAATAGTCGCATCTCTAAAACCATGCAACAAAACTACAATGCGCAACGGAGAAGATAAGCATGAACAGGCTGAAATACTGCGTAACGCAAAGTGGTTACACGGCAAAGGTTGGAGATGGGGTTATTTCTCAAAAGCTAGATGGTGGCGCTAGTCGCTACCGTCGTTCTTTAAAGAATGTTGCCCATATGGCTAATGTGCAATGGGTGGTAGGCGAAGGGGGCTATCAGTATCTGATGGCCTTCTATCGTGTATGGCGACGTACACCGAGCCAGCCTTTCATAGCTCGCCTGATCATTGATGATGGTGTGGCACAAGACTACCAATGTTATTTTGTTGAAAGTCCGACATTGGCTGCTAAAGAAGGAAAGATCTTTACTGTAACTGCTCAATTTGAAGTTAAGCCGCAGCCAGAAGATGAAGCTATGGACGACTTAATTGTAGAGATTGGAAACGATGACGGTAACGATGATATTTGGGATTGGGTAAATCCACTCGAAAAACTGGTGAATGACGATCTGCCAAGAGCAATGGAGGATATTTAGATGCCTGACTATACATCCTTCTTTTTAAACTCAAGCAGTGGTGTGGTGCCATTGGAATGTGTTGAGATTTCGCATCCTGACTTTACAGAGCCATTCCGGTTCGTCAAAAACGATACAGAAGGTGTGACTGTAAAGCATGAGGCAGCAGGGCCAGATGTTCCATATGAATATCAGCCTATGTCCATTCAACGATCTACAGTCACAAACGACCTTGACCAGAAGCTTAGCTTAACCATTGCCGATGTAGACGATGAACTAATTAAATCGGTTGTATCTGCCCGTTTGGGCACTAATTGGAAAGTTAGACCATCAGTTAAATGGCGGCTATACCGAGATGATGATCTAACAGCCCCAATGGTGTCTTTACAGACCTTAGAGGTAGCTACTTTATCTAAAGATGGCTCTGGCAACTGTACTTTTGATGCACAAGCACCAGAACTAAATAGTGTGAAGACAGGTGAGATTTACTCATTAGAGAGATTCCCACTGTTGCGGGGCATGATTTAGATGTTCTAAGGAGGTTCAAATGGTTGCCACTATATTGTTTATAATTTCGGCGTTCCTAATACTCTGGGTTAGCTTGAGTAAAAAGGAGAAGCTTACTCCACAAAGCGAGCAAAAGTTTGATCTTGAATTAGCAGACCAACTAGGGCGTCTAAGATATAAATTAGAAGAAAGCGCATATTCAGGTAGGAAAATATTTGTTGATACAAAGGATTATCAAAATGAGTTTCAAGATCTTATTGCTCTTGAGGTAATTTTAGGTGATGCAAATGTTGAGTTAACCCATAAAGATAAAACGATCCCAACAGTGAAGCAAGTTATGGAGAAATTGGTAAATGAACCTAGACCATCTCCATAACCGCGTCTGGACCAAAGATTACACCTGCAATGAGTTCTTATGTGAAGCATGGAAGGAAGTTACAGGGCGTGATCTTAAGAAGCGCCTAGACAGATTTTTAAATGGGAAGGGTAGCTTTAAGAAACTTCAGGAACCCATTTCCCCCTGCATTGTATTTTTCACCAATGGCAAAAGAAGCTCGACACATGTTGGGCTTTTTTATTGCGATAAGGTTTTGCACTTAACGGGTCGTGGTGTGCAGTACGTTCCACTTGAAATTATTTCCATGAAATTTCGGGAAACGAGGTTTTATAAATGAGTTTGAAAAAAGTCATCATCGTTCCTGATGTTTATGATCGATCTACATGGTCAGAAGCTGATGTGGATGATGTTTTAGCATATATCTATCAGCAGTTTGATGTATGGCCTGAAAACGCAAAGATTTATCACAACCAGATTGCAGAAAGTTGTGATGTCACTCCCAACCATCCAAAAAGAATTAATGCGCAGATTGAGCATATACAAACATTGGAAGGTACTTTCTATGTGGTGATTGAGCCAGCAATTGAGCCGTTTACGATATTTATGATCATTACGGCAATTCTTGCGACATATAGTCTTTATACCGTTTTGACTATGCCAAAGCCTCAGGCACCAGTGGCAGGTTCTTCAAATAATGAACTAGCACAACGCTCTAACCAAGCTCGCTTAAATGCCCGTATTCCTGATATTTTCGGAAAAGTCCGTTCTTATCCGGATTTAATCGCGCAAACCTACACAATTTATAAAGATGGCATCGAAATTGAAGAATGCTTGATGTGTATTGGTCGCGGATACTTCCAAATTTTGGATATGCGAGACGGTGACACAGATGTAGCAAATATCGCAGGCACATCAGTATCAGTTTATGACCCGTTCACATCCATTGTTGGTACTCCAATGTATCAAGTAGGCGAGTCTTTTACTGAACTGCCAAAGTTCGTAAGAACTTCTGCATCTATTAATGGTCAGACTATTGAGCTGCCAAATAAAGCAGTGCTTGAGTCGAGTAATGTGTGGTTTCAAAGCCCGAACTTGATTAAAGGTGCTGGTTTGGACTTCACACAATATTTTGCGGCAAATGACCGTGTTGCCTTAAGTGGTGCTGTGTATGGTGCACAGGATGTGAACCTTTCGGGCTCAATTATGGTGAACGAAAACAAGATGGTCATCATCGAGTCATCCACCAATATTGATAATCCAAACTTGTTTAAAGGATTGCAGTTGACCGGTGCATTAGTCGATATCGAGACTACTACAGGAACACCGCCAGTCACAGAGATGAATACACGTGATTTATCTGGTCAATATGTTGTTTCAGGTGTGACTAAGACTGTGATTACAGGGGGCTTTCATTATGAGATTACATTATCAAACCCTGAAAAGGTCAATGCTAACTGGCAGTACGTCAATAACAGCTACACCATTACAGCAGGTGCTGTGCTAAATCGGAATGCGAACTCAATAACCCTTGATGATACTTACACAATTAACAGCGTAACTGCTGACACGATTGCTTTAGTAAATCCATCTGCAATTAATAATGAGTGGGACAAGCTTTTAACTCTTCCAAACCAAAGCACACAGGGACAAGAGGTTTTAGTCCGGTTTGATGCTGTGAGCAACAAGTATGTTGGGTGGTTTAACTTTGACATGCCAGAAGCAACACAAGCTGTATTTAACTTCTTTTTCCCAAATGGTCTGTTTTACCAAGACAGTAAAGGCGGTGTATGGGAAGAGGGAATCACTGTAGTCATAGAATTACAGGCAATTGATAGCAATGGCGATCCAGTTGGTTCAATCACAACGATTAACCAAGAGATTCGAGCTAATAATAAGTCGCAATTCGGTAGAACGATTTACATTGATTTGCCGACTGCTGGTTCGTTCCGGTTCCGGTTAAGCCGCACAACTGCTACTCAGGCAGGGAAAACCCAAGACACTTGCAAGATTAAGTCTGTTTATGGGATGGCAGAATCAACGATTAGCGATTATGGCAATGTAACTATTGTCCGCTCTCGTACTGTAGCGACTGACGGGGCTTTGTCTATTAAAGAGCGAAAGCTCAATTGTTTGGTAAATCGTAAGCTTCCTGTTGATGGAACAGGGCCTTTACAGGGTACACGTTCAGCGGGACAGGCGCTCATCAATCTGGCTTTAGATCAGTACATTGGCCGCCGAACCAGCACAGAGGTAGATATTGCACAAATCAATGCAGAGATTGCCAAAGTTAATGCTTATTTTGGTTCGGACCTTATGTCTGAGTTCAATTACACCATTGATGATGACAATCTAAGCTTTGAGGAAATCGCAGGCATGGTTGCGAGTTCAGCATTCTGCGAGCCGTACCGGTTCGGAAGTCTAACCCGTCTCAAGTTTGAGCAGCCACAAGAAAATGCCGTCTTACTTTTCAATCACCGAAACAAAGTGCCTCTAACTGAAAAAAGGTCATATACGTTTGGTGTGCAAAAAGACTATGACGGTGTAGAGCTTGAGTACACTTCAGATGTGGATGATGCACGTGTTAAGTACACCATTCCTGAAGACATTACGCCTAAGAATCCGTTGAAGATCACGACAACCGGTATTCGAAATGAAGCGCAAGCTAAAACCCGAGCATGGCGTGAATGGAACAAGCTTCAATACAAATATATATCTTGTGAAATGGAAGTGTTAGATGAGTCTGAGCTTTTAATTCGTAATGATCGTATTTTGGTGGCAAACAACACAGTTGTCGACACACAAGATGGTGAGATTGAGTCAGTAGATGGCTTGATAGTTAAAACTTCACAGCCATGCACTTTCGAAGCAGGTCATGATTACTACATCTATCTTCAAATGTCTGATGCCACAGTGGATATGGTGCCATGCACATCAGGGGAAGATAAATATCATGTAGTGCTTAGCCGCCCACCAGTTCAGCCATTAGTAGTAGCTGCCGATCGATATGTGAAAACACTCTACACATTGGTTCGCGCCGATCAGGTAGAAGTACAAGCCTTTATGCTTGAAGAGCTTGCCCCTCAAACTCAAATGACCAATACGCTTAAGGCTTCTAACTACGATGCCCGTTTCTATGAGCGTGACCATGACTTTATTTAATTAATTAACAGAAATCCAAGCCCCTTAACTGGGGCTTTTTTATGCTTGGAGAAAAGTAATGGCTGATGAGATCGTTACTCGACAACAGCTTGTAGACGCTGGGTTAGATGCTGAAAGTTTGCAAAAATTTATTAGTGGTTTAGATAGTGAAGATGTTTTAACTCGTTTGGGGCAGATTTATCCAACTCTTGCGAAACTTGTCCGAATTCTTATGGAGACAGGTGGCTGGAAAGCATATGAGACTGAAGCTATCTTGTTGGCTACAACTCCGTTAGTAAATCCTTCAGTTGGATATGCTTTTGATACTAAAAAGCTGTATTTGTGGAACGGCACGATTTGGAAGGATGAAGGTAAAAGCCCGCTAGACGTGGCTAAAGCCTACACCGACTCATTTAGCTCCTTAACTAAAAACTCCACTGTTTATCATCCTTTTAGTACACGAAAGCGTAATAATGTAAATGAAAGTACAGTTCCTGCTACACATGTTGCATACCTAAAACCGTACATTCTTAATATTAATGTGATGAATGCTAATAAGGATCACTTTTACCGCGTCCAACAAATTAGTAATCCTGATCACCCGACTGCTGCAAATAGATGGATTTTTGAAGTTTTAGCAAGAGCAAACTTTGATACCGCAGAAACTCGTGTAAAAACGATTCCTTCAGTTCTGCCAATTGTCAAAAACTCTGGCATTAGAACTTTCTTAGTTGAAGATGGTGATTTAAAAATTAGCATTACTTTAGATACTAATAAGTGCCCAACAACTGATTTCTATTCGGTTGCTTCAACTGACAACTCTTATACTTACATCTTCGATCCAAGTCTCTATTACTATGCAGCAGTTGGATCAGCGGATTTAGCAGTAATTAATGCTCGTATAGACCCGTTTATTAAACCTGCACAACTTAAGAACCTTCTTAATGATCTGCGGAACCCAATCCAATCTGTACAAATCAAGTTGATTGGTGATTCATTAACTTACGGTTTGGGTGCCACAGATAATGGTGGGGGTACACCAGGAACACATGGCCCCGCAACTACCAAAACTTGGGCTAATCTACTGCGTGATTACTTGGGTGTTGCATTCTGTACAAGTGCGCGCTTTGGTGATGATACTATCGCCACAACAGGAGAAGCATATTACACAGCAGCAGGGACAAGTGTTCTAACATCTGAGCTATCCAATTACACGTTCAAAA